CATCAACTTCATCCATGTCCCACGTTCCGGTGTTAGCATAAATTGCTCTGATAGCTGCTCTTCTACCTGATTTGTCATTGATACCTTGTCTTGCTAAATCTGCATTGTATTTTGCTAATGCATCTTCATTTAATTCTGCTGCTTTAATACCCATATCAATTGTTCCTTGAGTGGCTAGTACTTTACCACTATTTGCTAAGTTTCCGTATTTAAATTCTGGATTTAATTTCCCTGATTGAGACATATCTCCTGCAAAATTTTTAGCACCTTGTAAAAATTTTTGCATTCCTGTTGCATCGGCCTGTAATGGACCGACTCCAGGAACATTACCTATTCCTGACGCCGCAAATTTTCCAAGTCCTTGACCTATTGCTGCGGGAGCCGCTGCTAATGCACCAGTTCTTAATGCATCTTTTAAATCTGCTTCATCATCTGTTGCTAATCTAGCTAATGATGCTTTTGTAAACGCGCCACCGATAGCTCCAAGTCCTTGCAGTCCTGGTATCATTGCTGCTGCATAAGGTATAAAAGGTCTAATCTCTTTAGGTATTAGCTTTTTAACTTTACGTCTTAGTCCTGAAAAAAATCCCATAATTTATGTCTCTATTATATTGTTGAATGGCAAGATAGCAACCCTTGAATATATGCTAATGCTAACCATTTTACTTGTTTTTTTTGCTCTAGTCAATCTAGATTATGTTAGAGTCTGTACCTAAAGGAAGGCCTATAACCTTAACATGTACACTCTTAGATATATGTTCTTGTTTAGTGTTTGTATCTGAATTATTTACATCTTCTTGAGCCTCAGATTCTGAAGCATATTCTTTACCAGATTCTAAGTGTTTAATAGTAATCTCTACTCTAGGTTTATACTTTAAAACTTGTTTACCATCTACGGTTATGTATTTAATTTCTTCTTCTTGTGCAATAATTGCCATTATCTATCCTCTCTATTAATTTCTAGTATTGATGACACTACAAACAATCTGTTTGCGTCAGCTGCAGTTACTTGTAATACTTCATTTTCTAACATAATCAAAGGTTCTGTCAATAACTGTTCTGATGTATTAGCAACAATTGCTTTAACATTAAACAAAGTAAATTTGGAAGATGATGCAGGAGGTCCATTAAATAAATCTACAGTAATAGTTGTATCACTACCACTATCACTACTAACTAATAACGATTTTACAATAGCTCTAGAGTTTGATGGTACAGTATATAAAGTTGTAACTGTATTTGCTGTTAAATCTATTTTTGCATTTTTATATATATTTGCCATATTATCCTAGTCCAAACCATGTGTATCTTTCGGAATCTTCTTTTAACTGTGTTAAAAATGTAGAATTAAGTTGTTCTACAATAGAAGAAAAAGATCTGTTAATTTGTCTTTGGTTATCCTCCGTGTATTGTTTTTTTGGTTCTGGTAATCTTACTGCTATCTTTGTCATTATCTCCTACCATCTGGTTGTAGATCAGCTTGAAAAGTACCGAACCTCCAAGACTGTCCTGCTCCTAAATTTTGTATTTGAAGAGACGCATACCTTCCTCTAGCTCTAGTATCTATTTTAGTAGTTGTAGAATTAATTACAAAAGGACTAAGAGTAGTATTAGTATTTGGTTCTGCAGGATAATCAGCAACAGATATTGTAACTGTTATGTCTCCTATTAAATTTTTAAAGTTAGGTAAAAATCTTCTCATAGCTAAAAAATATTCTCCAATTCCTTGATCTGTTTGTAACGCAAAATCATAAGATTGTATATTAGAAGTTAAAACAGTTGTACTACCATTTGGATTTACTTGATCGGTTCCCGTTTCGTGTTCAAAGAAAACACTTTGACCTAATCCAGTTTCACCACCCACTATTGGAAAAGTACCAGTGCTAGTACTATTAAAAGCTGTAGCATATGGTTTAGGATATACTGAAGTATCCATCCAAGTAGTTCTAATTGAATTAGTATTAGTTCCTGTATACCAATTACCCATAGGTGTTGGTTGATTAGTTTGACCGTAGTTATAAACTACATATCTATTATTAAAATCTGATGCACTTGTTGGATACCACCAAGTAACTTCTGTAAATAAATTATTTATCCCTGCATTAATTTGTTGACCTTTAGTAGTATCAGCATTATCAAAAACAAAATCTTCCACGCTGCAAGGTAAAGTATTAACCGTACCATCAAAAGAAAAGAAACCATTGTTAGACATCCAGTAAGCTACACCATCAATCTCCACAGCTGCATTCTTACCAATCAATCCACAGTTAGTACCAACTTGCTCAAACCCAAATGTAAATGGAGCTCCAACAAATTTCATTGTATACAATGCGTTATCAGTCCATACTAAAATATTTTCTTTAGCAGAGATAGCTCCCATAATTTTTGTACCGTCTTGAAGTCTTTGAGAACCTGCTGTGTTTACAGCTTGAATAGTATAGTCATTTATATCTTCTTGTTCAGAAAATCTAATTAATAAATCTTCTTGAGAAGTAGGAGTACCAATAGTAGCTTCGGTTCCAAAATGAATTAAGTGTCTTGTTGTAGGAGAAACTAAAGTTAATCTACTCTTATCAGGATTATCTGTTGTCTTAAAATTATTTGTAAGTTGTGATGCTCTTACTGATAATCTTGCTGCATCTCCAGAGTTCCATGTAAATGTTTTTCCGTTAGAAATTGTTGCAATAAGAACTTCACCAAAACTACTTAAAGACCATAAACCTGGTTCTAAAGTAACAGTAGTAGCAACTACTGGATCACCATAACCTGTCCAATCAGTTGCTTGTGTAACTAAAGTACTTGTTGGTGTACTACTCTGAGCGGTAGTTCCAAATTGTGATCTACTAACTGTAGTTAAATTACCAGGATTTGCATTTGTATTTCCTGTGTAAGTTATTAATTCAGAAGTTGAAGCATAAGAAGCTGGAGGTGGATTAGGTGCAGAGCCTGCATTAAAATTACCAATTAAAGCTGTACCTGTTGTTGTAAAATTTCTTGAATCTGCAAGAGCAACAGTTGTATCTGACGCTGCAATTACTCCACTTAAACTACTTGTTGCAGAACCTTGAACTGTTCCACCAAATTGTCCTACACCATAACCATATCCATAAGTCTGTGCTGCTGGTCCAATTACTGCATAAGGTTTAACATTACAAGATCCATCTGTTAATGTTCCTGTACCTGATTCTTGAGTAGGTGAAGTAATAGTAAATGTAGTGTTAGAAGGAACGGTAATAATTTGGAAAATTTTGTCATCAAAATCACTGTTAGGTAAATTAGATCCTGTTGGAGTAACTGCTGCATCTAAAAATACAATATCTCCTTCTTGAAAACCATGAGCAGTAGTTCCTGTAGTTACTGTTACAGATTTGTTACTAAGATTAGTTGCAAAAGTAGAAGCTAAACTAATAGCAATTCCATTAGCAGCAGTATCAAAAGGAGTAATATCAAAAAACTTTCCTTCAAAATAACAAATTAAAAATTTATCTGTACCTAAAATTACATATCTATTTCCAGAATTATCTACAATAGCATGTTGTTTTCTAGCAACACCCACTAAAGTATCAGGTACTAAAGATTGCCAACCTCCTACCTTTTCAGGCAGACCATATCTAAATCTAACATTATCAGAATCAGTCCATCGACCTACCGCACCTACGCTAGTATCTTGTTTGTCTATTCCAGGTTGAAATTTAATTTGTTGAAGAGCCATTAATTAGCTCCTATGTATTGTTTGATTTTTGTATCCAACCTTTACCTGCAATATTAGTATATATAAAAGTAACCGATTGATTGTTTGTTGTTAAGTCTAAAGCAGTTGTTGCACCATGATATTTTAAACCATTAAAATTAACAGTACATTTGTTTGTTCCAAATCCATTTGCAGCTGAAGCATCCATAATAGTTATTTCATCTCCTGTAGCAGGAGCTGCTGGCATTGTAATTGTTACAATGTTAGTTTGAGTATCTACAAAAATTTGATCTCCAGCTACTGCTGTGTAAGCAGTTACTGTACCTGAATTAATAGAAACTGAACCGTTGTTTAAAAAACCACCTAATGTAGTTGCTGGTGTTGCACCATTAGAAACCAATAACATTGTAGCTCCTGAGGGTATGGGAAGACTAGATCCTTGTCCTGTAGTTAACACAGAAAGAGTAAAATTATTAGCTGTAGTTCTTCCTGTTGCATCTTCTATAATAAAAACTCTAGTAGCCGTACCACCTGTTGTAGCTGCTGGCATAGTTAAAGTTGTGTTACCAGTTAAAGTACCAGTAAGTTTTAAATATAAATGTTTACCATCGGCGGTTGCCGATCCGTCAGCTAAGCTTAAAGTTTGAGTAGTACTATTAATAGGTACTGTTAAAAAAGAAGTAGCTGTTTCTAAAACTTGTAAATTAGTATTATTGATTGCTCCCCATAAACCAGCTCTTTCGCCAGTTGCTATAAGTTCTAATGATAAATCTGTTGAGTATGATGATGCCATATTAATAAGGTTTTATTGGTGTCCAAACCATGTTTGCTCCTGGTATAATTTCATTCCACGTTATAATTCCAACTTCACTTGTTTTTAATGTTAAAGGAACTCCGATAATATCAACTGTTGCATTACCTGTGATTACTATACCATTCGTTGTACGT